TTCTTGCTGATTATATATAGGTATTATTACAGAAACTTTAAAATTGCTCATATATTCCATTTTCCACCTTTCTTTTACATTCTTTTATTTTGTTTTCTAAAAAAGGTTTCATCTCTTGATGTTTTAATGTTTCTAAAAGCTGTAATTGATGTCCTATATGACAATATGCACTTGCATTCCAAAAATTGCCTTTAACTTCACTTACACTATTTGTATTATTCATTCTATTCCAAATATAACATATTTTATCTATATGCAATACTTTGTCAAAGTCAACATTATCTGCTTGTTTATAACTCCAAACTCTATCCTCCATTAAAGTATCTTCACAAAAATATACTATTTTATCTTTTCTTATTACTTTACTCCAAGCCGTACACCATATTTTTGAACATTCAAATATATCTCTAAAGCAATCAAACTTATTAGCGTGTGAATATCTTTTACCATTATTAAATATAAATTCTCCACCAAATATAGCCATTTCGTGATTATTTAAGTGTTTATTAATATATTCTAATACTGTATTATCTTTCCACCAATCGTCACTGTCTAAAAACATTATATAATCAGCGTCAGTATTAATTGCATAATCTATACCAATATTTCTGCTTCCACCATTATATCTTTTTCTTTTATTCTGTATTAAATGTATTCTAACATCTTTATAATTATTTATTGTTTCTACTGACATATCTGTACTCATATCATCTACAATAATTAGTTCAAAATTAATATATGTTTGATTTAATACACTTTCAATACAATTTTGCAAAAATGTTTTTCCATTATAATTACCGATGGTCATTGTTACAACTAGGGACTATTATAGCAAATTTATAATCTTTTTTAGGTGGCAACTTATACCATTCTTTATCGTCAATATTTGCCTTTTTAAGGCATTTTATATTGTATTGTGTTAAGTTTATATCTACTTCATCAACAAATGCTTTATTTTGGCAAATAATGCCTAATTTTAGCAAATAATCTAATGGCTCATTGTCATATACATAAATATATTCAAATTCTGTTAAATCTTGTATCTTGTCAATAGTATTTTTATCTATTGCAACTTTCATACTTTAATTCTCCTATAACCCGGAATGCTCATCCTTTGCTTTTTAGGTAATAATCCACTAACATTACATAATTTATTATATTTACTTGTTAATTGTCTTATTTTCCTTTCTTGTTGCATTGCATACTCACTATCTCCACTTGTTCTGCCTAATATCTGTTTGTCTTTTGTTTTTCTTATTTCAAGCTCTAACTTTCTTTGTAATTGTTCTCCGTTCGTACATAGTATAATGTTTATCTTCAAAATAAAATCCTTCTAAATTTCTTTTCTTATCTGCTTCTAATTGTTCTTGTGTATATTGGGGTTTACTTATTCCTAATATACCTTCAAAAGTACGATGCCTACAATTTAATGTGCTTACTTGTCTTTCAAGACTATTATTGAGTACATCAAAATCTTGATACCATTTTCCTTTTACTTTTACTTTGTCGCCATTTATATCTTCCATTTTTATTTCTTTTTCTGTACCATTATTAATCTGTTTAATTATTACATCTATTCTTGCAAATTGTTTTCCATCAACCGTATCAATATGGTCTGGTGCTGAATTTATATGATGTGTTACTTCTACCATATTTGAGCCATATTCTTCTCCATATCTTTTACTTGTTTCATTGCTTACTTGCCTTATTCCGTCTAACAAATTCATTCTAACAGCACTATCTAATCTTCTTACATATCCACTTTCGTATTGTACAAGACCACTATTACCTAACTGCTTCATTATTCTACGCATTTCTGTTTGATATGTTTCTTTTCCTTGACTTATTGCAAGTATTCCTCTATCTATTATTTCATAATAACTTTGTTGTAAATTTTTAAAATATCTTGTTCCGTCTTTATCTTCAAACATAAAACCTATTCCACTTGTTCTTGATATATTTGCATAGGTTTCAGCTGTTAATCTTGCAATACTATTTACTTGTTGTTGTAAAGCAATATCTTTGTTATATGGAATATAATCAATATTTCTATATTTATAGAACTGTTTTGTAAATTCTTTGTTTTCTTTTGCAACTTCTTCAAATATCTTGTAAATATCTTGCACATTTTTTCCACTTACTTTTGCCAACTCTTTTGCAATTTCTTCATAACTACCACCGATATTTTAATATTTGCTGTATTTGATATACTTCGCTAGGTTTTAAATTACCAATCTCTTTTATTGCTTTACCTATTTTTTCTAATATTTTTGTATTGGCTTCTTCTATACGATTTACAAGATGTTCAGCAAGTCTTTCTTCCGCTTCTTGATTTAACATATAGGATTACCTCCTATTCTTCATTACTAGCTATTATTTGTTCAACACTTGGCTGACTTGCATTTATTTCTGCTATTGCTTGTTTTGCAATTTCATCGCTTTCTCCAAATATTCTCATACGATATTCAACTGCTGATATTACGCCTGCACTTAATTCTCTTAATGCACGATTGCTTTCTGCTTCTTTGTCCTCAATTATACTGTCATCAAATTGTATTACCATATCATCTGTATTCAAGTTATATTTACCAAATTGTGTAGAAACATAACATATAGCTCTTACTAAATCATATATTGCACTTTCATATCCTATTTGTAGTTTTCTCATTCTTCTTGCCATTTTACTATTACTTGATATTACTGCTGTTGCTGTACTTAAATTTGTTCCGTCAAAATGATAATGATTTTCTCCAAATCCTACTTTGTTTCCTAAAATATTAAGTGATGTATTTAATGCTTCTATTTGTTTGTCTACTCTTAAATCATCGTGGTCTTGTTGTATTAAATCATCTTTTGTTGCTCCTTTAGGTAGCATATAAATATCTGTGTCGTTAGGGTCAAATGTAAGTTTTTGTTCTCCATTATCATAATTAAACATTTCAGCTCTTGCAAATGTTCTTCTTCTGCCGTCTTTTACTTCATTTTTAAATGCGTCAAAATCTATATCAACTGTTTTCATTACATCTATTGCATTTGCATAATGAGGTATACCAAATGGACTGTCTACAAATAAATTATTTGTTAATAAAGGCTTAAATGTTGCAAACCATTTTATATTAGATTGTGTATCAAATTCATTCTCTGTACCTTCTTGTCCTTGTATTTCTGTTAGATTTCCATTTGTTTCACTAAATAAATGATTGTATATTACATAATTGCCTTTTTCATTTAATTTATGCACTGATAATACAATATATTTTTGTCCTTTTATGTATTCAACACTTCCAAAAGCACATTCTGTTATTCCTGTATTATCCCAACTTAACGGAAATATCCAATCAATATCAACTAAATTTACTCTTGTTTTTGCATTACTTACATCTAATGTCATTTTATCTTCATTTTTTATAATATCATAAGCACTAACAACTGCCATTTCTGTTCCTAATGCTCCTGATTTTTCTATTAATTGTGTAATTAATGTATATAAATCTAAACCATCAATTAATTCATCAAATTGCTCTTGTGAATTTTCATCTTTTAATGATATTTCACATTTTTCACTCCATAATATATCTGACCAATCTTCACTTATTTCTTTTGCCATATTTAAAGTAAATCTTGTTTTGTTTACTTTTCTTTGTCCATTATATATAAAATAATTGTGGAAGCTTTTAACATTTCCGTTGATACCACGACTTCCACTGCTCTATATATGTTTTTATATTGTCTTTTACTTCTGGATTATAATTGTAATTATCTTGTAAAAACTTTTCTAATTTCATTTTATCCTCCTTTACATAATATTGTTTTTTAAAAATGTTTCATCGGTATTTTTTAATACCATGTTTTAATCAATTCTTTATATATCAATATTTTTAGCTTACGTTTACGTAATAAAACGTTTTTGTTGTTATGTTACATACTTTGTTTTATGTCAAACATCAATTTATCATAAAAAGAAAATATACTATATTCATAAGCATCTAAACTATCAATATCAGCCGTTACTCCATCATCAAGTCTTACATTTTCTTTTCCGTTCTTCCCATACTGCTCCTTTATAAGCATCTATCATATAATTACAATGCTTTAATATATATCTTCTGTTTTGTGCCATTAAGTGCAAATCTAATTCTATTCTATCAACTATTTTCCCTTTTATACAATCGTCCACTTTTAAAGGAATAGCTTTTTTTTGTAAATATTTGTTTAATCCATAAGTAAGGACTTCTCCTAACGCTCCATAATCTCCAAATGCGTGAGTAACTTTATTATATTTATCAACTATTCTATTATAAAATTCTTCAAACTTTGCATAAATATCTTCTGGTGTATGTACTCCTTCTATTGTCATTTCATCTATTGTCCATACTTGTTTAAACAACTGTGTTATTCCCGTTGCTTTAAATACAGTCTTTGATTGACTTGCTCCATAGTCTATTCCAATTGATATTATCATAAATCTTATAGGATTTCCGTATTCATCAACCGCTTCATCTTTTATAAACATTTCTGAATTGTTTGCAAATTGCTTATATATTAATCCTTCTGCTAAACACCAAATGCCGTTGGATAAATCTTTGATAATATACTTCTCCCATACTTTGATATTCTCTTTTTAAATTATCAAAATATTCTTGATTTTCTTTTCTTAATATCTCGTTATCATCAAATGTAAAGTGCCATATTTTCTTGTCTATTTCTTCATTGTCTATTATATCTACTTTAACCCAATGTGTGGGAGTATCTGGGTTAGTTGTAGCATATAATTTTGCATTTTTCATACTTAATCTTGATAATAACATTCTGTAAAAATCCTCTGGTATTTGTGTTAACTCATCAACATAAGCTCCTGCAAGTGTCATTCCTCTTATTTTGCTTTCCGCTCTGTCATCGTTTGCTCCTTCTAGCCATATCTTTCTACCAAATAATGTTCCACTCTTTTGACTTAAACTGTATTTGAAATTATCTCCAACTAAATCTTGTAATAATCCTAAACAATTTCTTTTTAATGATGTAATTGTCTTTCCTGTCATTAAGAACTCACAATTCTCTGGCATACTTCCAACAAATATAGCCCATTTTAACAATGATACATAAGTCTTTCCACTTCTTACGCTTCCTGTTAATAAGTTTATTCTTTTATCATCATATAGCATAAAATCTATTTGCTTTGGATTTAACATTTCATTTAATGTTTTACTCATCTTTATTTCCTTTTATAATTATAAATAATGTTTTTAATAAACAATATATAATTTCAGGTATAATTAAAAACACATCTAATAGTATTGCTATTGTAATAATTATAGTTGCACAAATACCAAATATTTTATATTGCAAGTCATCATCAATCACATCTAAATTTTCATATTTTTTAATCAACCATTTTGTTATCATATTATTTACTTTCCTTTGCTTTATTTAATGCAATAATTAATTCAGTTATTACCCCATTTTGTTTGCCTGTTTCTTCATTTTCTTTAGACTTTATTTGTATTTCTTTATATTTTAATGCTTTGTCAAATATAACTCC